GAAGAGATGGCCATGGGTTTGAAAACTGCATGGTCACGAATGTCTGATAAAGTGGTAGGTCCGCATCCACCTATTTCTCATGTTATGAAGCCCCCGCCACCAAAAGAAAAACCAGCAAAAGATTGGCTTGCGCTTTTCTAGAAAGACGAAGTAACACAAATGATTAAAAAAACTTTGCAAGAAGTGATATAATTTGTTTGAGGTGTAAATGAGAAAACTAGCAATTATTGTTGGCCTGTGTCTGCCAATTGCTGCTAACGCAGATCCACAATTTACGGATCTTGAAGAAGGAGAAGCTGCCCCTTTTGCTGGCAAGCTTTTTAATTATGAGGCTGTTTCTGAATTAATTGTTGATAAAGAAATAGCTGATGAAGAATGTGTGTTAAAAACACAGTACGAACTACATTTACAGGCAGCACGACAGCAACTTGAATTAGATAAATTTCAGATTCAATTTGATGGATTGCAAGAAAGATACGATGCAATGAATTTAATTAAAGACGATGAGATTACTCGTCTTCAAGATTTAATTGGAAAGCATCCAAATCGTCGTAATACATGGATGTTTGCCGGCGGTGTTGTCGCGGGAGTCGCAACATCTATTAGCATAATGTATGCGACAGCTGAATTAACAAACTAGGAGAATTTATGACATTTGCTGTTCCTGTTAATGAGAGAACACCGCAAAGCCTTTTTAAAGAACAGGCTGATTTGGGCGCAAGGCTAATGCTTACTATTCCTTTTGGATCTTCAGCTGAAGATATGGAAGGCTTTGTTTCAGTTATGGGATCGCAAGAAAGCCATGAACCTGTAATGACTTTTTGTGTTGGAAAACCTACTGGCGGTTGTGTTGTTTCAACAATTGTTTTTGATGGAACGAGAACATATTCTGACTTTATAGAGAAGATACATACTGATCGATATATTAATTTTAATACTGTTGCTACTGGCAAAGCAGTAAATTAGATGGAGAAAGATCCGGATAAGATTGCGGCTATAGAAAAAGCTATTTCTAAAAAGTATGGCAAGGAAACCATTCAAAATCCAAAAGGCAATTGGAATGAGAAAAAAGAAAAAGAATATATCGAACAAGTAAAGAAATTTCAAGAAAAACTTCGAAAAGCTGAATCATATACAGAGAAAATTGAACATAATGGTTTTTTTGTTTCTAAAAAACTAATTAATAAGGAGTCAAATAATCCTTGTCCTATGTGCAAGAAATATACACTTAACGTTAGAGATGATGTTTGTATGTTAAAATTCGAATGTTGTTTTGATTGTTACGCCAAGTACATAGAAGAGGATATATAAAAGGAGATTAATAATGCCAACAACTTTAGAAGTTATTAGAGGAATCGCACAAGCCGCAGCAAATGCTTATGATGGTTCACATTTAGAATCATTTTCTGCTGATGATGAAATCAGAGAAGTAGGGCTTAAAAGAGAAGAAGGCAACCCCCTTTTGGACGAACGTGTTATTGATGGTTTTGGCGTTAAGTTTCACGGATCTGTTTTGTGTATATCATATCAATCTGAGCTTAAATTAAAAGAAGTTTATGGTCAGAACTTAGAAAATGAAATGTCCAGCATGATTGGAGATATTGCTAAGTTTTTGAAAAAAGAATATAAAAAGATTACAAAAAATAGTTTATCATTAAAACCATATGAAGAGGTTCATGTACGCGTCGAACATATTTCTAGAGTAAGGATCAATGCAACTGCATATCGTTATTTCAAAATTGGCGGACTAGATGATACACCGAATCTTTTAGAGCAAGAAAGTGAAGCAAGCCCAGAAGCTGGATGGAAAAAATTTGTTGAACAAGGAGGTTGGAAAGGCAAGCGTCCTTCAAACGATACTCGCAAGAAAGAAAAATCAAAATGATATGGCATATCAATTATCAAAAAAACAAACAATTAAGGAGATTGTAGCTTGCGGCAAAGATCCGATTTATTTTCTTAACAATTATGCTAGGATTTCTCACCCTCTACATGGAAATATCGCGTTTAAAACATATGATTTTCAAACACAATTATTAAAAGATTTTAACGATTATCGTTTTAATGTAATTCTTAAAGCCCGCCAGTTAGGTATTTCAACCATTACTGCGGGCTATATTGTTTGGATGATGTTATTTCATAAAGATAAAAATATTCTTGTTATGGCAACAAAATTTAGCACCGCTGGCAATCTGGTTAAAAAAGTCAAAAACATCATGAAGAACTTGCCGCCGTGGTTAAGGATTGCAAGCATTGAAATTGATAATAGAACATCTTTTGAATTAACAAATGGTTCGCAAATTAAAGCCTCTTCGACAACAGCAGATGCCGGCCGTTCTGAGGCTTTGTCACTTTTGGTTCTTGACGAGGCTGCACATATCGATGGCTTGGATGAGCTGTGGACCGGTCTGTATCCCACGCTTTCCACCGGCGGCCGCTGTATTGCTTTGTCAACACCAAAGGGTGTTGGAAATTGGTTTCATAAGACATATGTTGAAGCCGAACAAAGTAGCAACGATTTTTATCCAACATGCTTGATATGGGACGTACACCCAGATCGCGATATAGAATGGTTTGAAAAAGAAACTCGTAACATGTCGCGCCGACAAATTGCTCAAGAGCTTCAATGCAACTTTAACACATCGGGAGATACAGTAATTCATCCGGATGATTTAAAAAGAATATTAGAATTAGCATGCGATCCTCGACACAAAACTGGATTTGATCGTAATTTTTGGATTTGGGAAGAGTATAAGCCCGAAAATTCTTATTTAATGGTCGCCGATGTTGCGCGCGGGGATGGTAAAGATTTTTCTGTTTTTCATATTTTAAAACTCGAAACTATGGAAGTTATCGCAGAATATCAAGGAAAATTATCACCAGACATTTTTGCGAATATGTTGAATGAAGTCGGAAGAGAATATGGCAATTGCTTATTAGTGGTTGAAAATAATAGTATTGGTCATACTGTTTTGACGAAGCTATCAGAGATGGATTATGAAAATATTTATCATTCGATTAAATCAACGCACGAATATGTTGATCAATATCAGGCCGAAAATCTGAATAGCGCAGTAGCTGGATTTACGAATTCGTCAAAAACAAGACCTTTAATAGTAGCAAAATTAGAAGAATTCATAAGAAATAAACTAATTACTGTGTACTCATCTAGATTGGCGAATGAATTAAAAACATTTATTTGGTATAATGGGAAGCCACAAGCAATGCGTAGTTATAATGACGATTTGGTAATGGCCTTGGCGATTGGCTGTTGGATCCGGGACACGGCTTTGCAAGTTAATCAAAGAGATTTAGAATATAACAAAGCATTTTTAGGATCAATGATTTATACAAATAAAAGCTTTGACACGACGATCCCTGGTATGATAAATTATAATCACGACAATGCGCTAAAAAATAAAGCAATTGATCAGCAGATGCAATACAAAGAATTTATTTGGTTATTAAAAGGATAAAATATGGCTAAAAAGAACAACCCCAGAAATCAAGAGTCCGAACTTTTTAAAAAATTAACTAGATTATTCTCTGGCCCTATCATAAATTATAAAACTCAGTCTGGCCGGCGAATTAGAAAAAAGCATTTAGACAAATATGCTAGCACATTTAAATCGGCCAGCGGCCAGCAATTTAAAAGAAGTCAGTATGATCCTTTAAGCGTTATCGCAACGAATGCAATCGCAAACCAGCGAAGAATGGAAAGATATGTTGATTTTGATCAAATGGAATATACTCCCGAAATTGCATCAACGCTTGATATTTATGCTGATGAAATGACGACCTCTTCTGATTTATCAGAGTTATTAAGAATTCGTTGCCCGAACGAAGAAATTAAAACTGTTCTGCATACATTATTTTATAATATTGTTAATATCGAAACCAATTTATTCGGATGGTGCCGAACGATGTGTAAGTATGGAGATATTTTCTTATACTTAGATGTTGACGAAAGCTTCGGAATTAAATCGGTCATCTCTCTACCAGTTAGTGAAATTGAGAGATTAGAGGGAGAAGATAAAACAAACCCAAATTATGTGCAATATCAATGGAACTCCGCTGGAATGACTTTTGAGAATTGGCAAGTTGGCCATTTTCGAGTTTTAGGAAACGATAAATATATTCCATATGGCAGCTCAGTCTTGGAGCCCGCGAGAAGAATTTGGAGACAACTAATTCTTATGGAAGATGCAATGATGGCATATCGGGTTATCAGATCCCCCGAGCGCCGTGTTTTTTATATTGATGTTGGAACGGTTGCTCCACAAGATGTTGAACAATATATGCAAAAAATTGTGACACAAATGAAACGAAATCAAGTACTTGATCCTGACACTGGTCGTGTTGATTTGCGTTATAATCCGCTATCAGTTGAAGAAGATTATTTTATACCAGTCCGCGCTGGCCAAAATTCTAGAATTGAAAATCTTGCCGGTGGATCAAATACTACAGAAATTGATGACATCAAGTATCTTCGTGATAAATTATTCTCCGCATTAAAAGTTCCACAATCTTATTTGTCTCGCGGCGAGGGCGCCGATGAAGATAAAACAACCCTTGCTCAAAAAGATATTCGATTTGCAAGAACAATTCAAAGATTACAAAGAGTTATAATCGCCGAACTAGAAAAAATGGCAATTATTCATCTTTATACAATTGGATATCGCGGCGATGATTTGTTGAGTTTTAAATTGGCGCTGAATAATCCGTCGAAGATTTCAGAGATGCAAGATTTAGAACATTGGAATCAGAAGTTTACTATTGCGACCAGTGCAACTGAAGGTTTTTTTAGTCGACGCTGGATTGCGCAAAATTTACTTCATATGTCCGAAGACGAGTTTCTTCGCAATCAACGCGAAATGTATTATGATAAACAACATGATGCCGCTCTCGAAGCAGCTGCTGCCGGAGTCCTTGCAGCAGGCGAGGGTGTCGGTGGCGACCTCGGTGGCGACCTCGGCGGTGATCTCGGCGGTGATCTCGGCGGCGATCTCGGTGGTGATCTCGGTGGCGAAGAAATGGGCGCCGAGGAGCTTGGCGGTGAGGAAGCCGTCGACGATGAATCAATGTTGATCGCCGAGCCTCCTCCGGGAAATCGTGATCCTCGCCCGGGCGAAACATATACTAGGCCAGGATGGAAGGGCAAGACACAAACTAAACCCCCCAAATATCACAAGGGCAGCCGAATTAAGAATCTTAAATCCGCCGCGACCCCCGAAATATCTTCTAGAACCATCTGGTCCTCAGCTCCAAAAGAGTTTGCAGGCTTAGCTGACGCAGCGAAAGAATTTACAGGCTTAGCCCGCGGAAGTCGGATTTACGAAAGCCAGCAATCTAATTACTCTATAAATGATCGCTTTACAGAAGAAAGATTATTTGAAATAAATCAAGAAATGCGGTCTTTGATTAAAAACCTAGAAATAAAAAATAGCACGGAGTCAGATGATGAAAAGAAAAAGGCATAATAAAAAAAGAAATACAGCATTTTTATATGAAACCCTGATCAATGAAATGACAAAAGCTGTTGTCTCAAACAATAAAAAAAATATTGCAAAGATTTCAAATATTGTGAAGAAATATTTTAGCCGCGGCGGTATATTAAAAGAAGAAGTTGATTTGTATAAAACTCTTACCGAAACATCCGGGCTTGACAAAGACACAGCTGGGAAACTGTTGAGCGAAGTTAAAAGAGTTTATTTTGCCTTGAATCGCGAGGAAATATTTGATGAACAATCTAAAGCTATCAAGGCTGTGAACAGAACATTAACAAAAGATGTCTTTTCTAACTTTGTTCCAAATTATAAAAATCTAGCAACAATTTCTCAAATGTTCTCAGAAAAAACCCCAATCAAGCAAAGAGTGTTGCTTGAAAAGAAGGTTTTAGAGAATCTCACTAAACAAAGCAGTACGAACTCTGACACACTGCAGCCAATTGATAATATTGTCTATAAGACATTTGTTAAGAACTTTAATGAGAAGTACTCAACTTCTTTAATTTCAGAACAAAAGGAATTACTTAATAAATATATTGTTTCGTTTATGGACAATGGAGTTGAATTAAAAATATTTATGAATGAAGAAGTGGGCCGTCTTAAAAGTGCGATTAATAATTCACTCTCTATGGGTGATATCAAACAAGACACCGAAATGGTTAAAAAAACCAAAAACGTATTATCTCTTTTAGAGAACTTTAAAGAAAGGCAAATCGATGATCAGATGTTAATTAAAATGCTAAAGATCCAGGATCTTGTTAAGGAAATTCAAACAGATGCCAATTAGGGTTAAAATTCAAGATCAGCAAGTTGAAATTGAATCAGAAAAGAATGGTGGAAAACCTATCGTTCTAAATATGAACGCCAGGAAAAGTTTAAATGGCGACATAATGATTTTTGATCACAATGACATTGATATCGTTTTGATGCCAGGAACAAAGAAAGTTGTCGCATTTGCCAAGAATCTTGTTAGCGACGAAGTATACGGCGCGCAAAATAGATTGTTTGATCATTTGCGCAGAAAAGGAATTGTAGATATTGCAACCATAAGAGGTGGGAATATATATGGATCTATAGAAGCTGTTATACACGAAAGTGAAGAATTAGATGCATATAAGTTAGCTATTATAAATATTTCTGATTTTATTGATGAAGAGCGCGCCAATTTTGATTTTACCGATGCATACGCCGATATGAACAAAGACCAATTATTGCACCCAAGCTCTAAAGAGACTACTGAGCTTGGCGAAGTACCGCAGGCAGACGAGAAAGGATCAATTAAACCTGGATATGTGCGAGATCCTTATGGTCTATCTTCGCTATATTCTTATGAATGATGGTATAATATGGAATTAATTTGGTTTGTTTTAGCGGCATATGGATTAACGCAAATTCTTGTTTATGGTTCTATTTTTAATAAAATTAGACCATCTAAAAATTGGCTTAAAGGTTTTGGAGAGTTATTTCATTGTCCTATGTGCATGGGCTTTTGGGTTGGCATGTTTTTATGTGGCATAAATGGTTTTACAGAACTATTTACATTTGACTATAGTATTACAAATTTATTGATTTGTGGATGGCTATCTTCAGGAACATCATATATTTTTAATATTTTGTTCTGCGATAATGGAATTCAAATAGGAGTACACGATGGGAAATCATTGGACAAGTAAGTGGCGTCTTCAGCCAGTTCGTCGCTGCTGCAAAGGTTCTTAACTCGCGCGGGTGACGCCCGCATTAAGGAATAACAAAATGAAAATTACAAAAACACAATTGAGAAATATTATTAAAGAAGAGCTTGAGACAGTTTTAAATGAGGCCGATCCAATGGCTCGCATGTATGGAAAGCAGCAGCCACAAGCTGCCGCAAAAGCACCCGCAGAGCCTGCAGCACAAAAAGAGTATCCCCCTGAGTGTGCTGAAGTTCGCGCTAAAGCACAAAAAATCCAAGAAGAAGCTGACGATGAACAACGCAAAGATTACACGGGCGCTGGTTATGGCATGCAAGCTCAATACTATGCTGATCAACAAATTAGTAAGCTTAGGAAAGAACACCCACAGTGTTTTGGAAAATAAACAATGGCAAAAAAACTTTTACGAGAATATTATGAATTATGCGAAGGCGGCGTCTGTCAAGATCTTTTAACAGAAGACGAAAAAAAAATGGTGGCCTCCGGAGTCGTAATTCTATCTGGAAAACTTCAAGAGGCTAATTGCAAAAATGGCAATGGCCGCGAATATCCAATAGCTATATTAGAAAGAGAAATGAAGAATTATTCAAAGCTTGTAAAAGAAAAAAGAGCCCTTGGCGAATTAGATCATCCCGATGATTCCGTTATTAACTTAAAGAACGCTTCTCACATGGTGACATCCGTATGGTGGGATGGCCCAAGTGTCATGGGCAAAATTCAAGTTCTTAACACACCATCGGGCAACGTCCTCAAAGCTCTTGTGGGCGATGGTGTGAAACTGGGAATCTCTTCCAGAGGCCTCGGATCCGTTAGTGAGTCCCAAGGACGCACAATTGTTGAGGATGATTTTCAATTAATTTGTTTTGATTTTGTTTCTGAGCCTTCAACGCCAAATGCTTTTATGATCAAAGAGGCAAAAGAAAATAGAGCTTTTACAAAAGCAGATCGAATTAATCGTGCTTTAAACGAAGTATTGGGAGACTAAATAAATGAATAGATGGTCATCGGACAAAAAAATGAAACTATTGTTTGAGAATTTTAGAGGATTCACAAACGAGGTAGAAGAGCCACCCGCCGCCCCTGCAGCGCCCGAGGCAGCTGCGACCGGAGCAAAGAAGTGGCCATCGGAATATCCTTCTGGGCCTGATGCCCCTGCTAATCTAACAACAGCAGATTTATCTCCAGAAGAGTTTATTCTAATGATTAAAGATTGGATTCCTGGTGCGGGGAAAACTGAAGACGATATATTTGGTCCACTCGGCGGCGAACAGAGATTGAAAGAGAACTATGCAAATCTAAAATCGAGGATGGAATCCGAAGGCGCAGGAAAACTTCCTCGAAAGTATATGCCTGTTGTCAAGAAAGCCTTTGTGGAAGATCTATTTAATCGTCTGAAAGCGGGCAAATTGGATTGGACAGAGCCCTTCGCCAAGAGTTCTAAAAAAGCAAAAGGTTATAAGGGTGACGAAGGCGCAGGAAAAGCAGGAAGAATAAAGAAAAAGAAAACCACGAAAGCAGCTAAGAAATCCATTGAAGGCGGAGGCGTAGAGCTAGAAGAGCAATTGACACGCAGTATATTACGCAGATATATTAAAGAAGTTTTGGAAGCCTCTCGCGAAAAAATCTTGGGCGAAAAATTCGGCTACGGTAGGGGAGACTATAGCGAAGAGGAGAGGGAAGAGTTTGCACAGTACCTACCTTCGAAGCAGTTTCCCAGCCTGGGTGACTTTGATGCAATGCCCGATCCAAAGAAGTCTAAAGACTATTGGTTGAACAAGGGCGATCTTGATGGGTCGAAGCGGGATGACATCCTGAAGCCGAAATTTGGAACTATGTCCGTGGCCAAACTACATCCTTCGCAAGACAGGGTTTATGCTGATAAGATCGCATGGAAATTGTTGAAGTATGGTCCCAAGGTGATGGCGCCGTTAAAGGATCCTGATCTCGTTGATCCCGAAACAGGTGATCCCGCCTCCGAAGCAGATTGGCGCTATCGCTCTATTGTCATCGAAGGCGGCCTCCTTTTAGACGGTCATCACAAATGGGCTTTGGCTTCTTTGTCTGGCCCAGGAGAGCAGGTTCCAGTTTTATATTTACCAAACCTTGATCTGGTTACAACGATCAACCTTTTACGGTCATATGGCGCAGCTCAAGGATTTGCAGGACAAGCATAAAATGAATAGATGGTCATCAGATAAAAAAATGAAACTATTGTTTGAGAATTTTAGAGGATTCGTAAACGAGGTAGAAGAATCTCCACAAGAAAAGCTTAAAGATACCGCACAAATAATGCAACAACTTGGAGCGGAGACTCCAGGTCTCGCCGCAGCCGGCAAGAGTTTTATCATTATGGTAGGAGGCCCAGGAACAGGCAAGGGAGGTATGATAAACACCGATAGGTTTATGGGATCTATTACGAAGGCCACCGGTGGGAAGATGGCGGCCAAAGATTTTATCAGAAAGCTCCCTCCCGGCACTATAAATCAATTTGATTCTGAAGTAGATTCTGTATTAAGACTGATGCAATGGAATTTGGCCGCGGAAGATTGGAAAAAACTAGACGCAGCTGCGAAGAGCCCCCAGCAGTGGGAAACCGTAGTCCAGCAGTACCACGGCAGCCCGCAAGGAGATATTAATCTAATTATAACAATCGCCAAAGCTTTGGGGATCAAGCCAGAAGTGTTAAAATCTCCAGAAGGTATGGAGCAATTGCGCACGGCATTCGTACAAACATTTCCCAGCATAGAGGCATATGCCGGGAAAAAAGATGAAGACAACAGAAAAGCGTTAAAAAAGATGGGTGGCAATGGCGCTATAGTATCAATGTATATGCAACTTCGTTCTGGTTGGGGAGAAGATCCCGGCCTCAAGACAATCAAAAAAGCTGCTGTTAAGAGATATAATAAAGAGCTGAAAGGGCAATTAGAATTGTTTTTAAGCCAGAGCAAGGAGCAAGTTACTGAAGCCGAAGAAGAAGGCACCGCTGGCTCAGCCCAACAAGTAGCGGCCGCCGGAAACGTAGAAGGTAAATTGAGACAAGTATCCAAAGATGTTTTTATTTTAGATTCTGCTGGCGAAGATTTACCCTCTCAAGATTATGCTGGGCAGCTAAAGATTGCCAAAGATGCCGGCTTTGAGACTTCTATTGTGTGGATTAAGACCGGTCCTGAAATTAGTTATTTGGGCAATCTTGAAAGAGCCGTTGTAGGTGGCAAACGAGCAGTGCCTCCCCAAGAAATTGAAGATTATTACTCAGCAGCCGCCGGAGAAGGCGAAGGTGTCGGAGGAGAGGGAGAAAATGCGGCTAAATATTTTTATAGCCTGCTAAGGGTGCCATATGGCGATGGAGCGCTTTTAGATAATTTAATTGTTGTAATGAACAAGGGTGGCGACCGAGCCACGCCTGAAGATGTCACAAAAATTGCATCTGATGTGTGCATAAACCCGATTGGAGACCCGGATGCAGAACCTAAAGACAATATCAGCCATTGGCTATGCAAGGCCGCTGAGATTAAAAGAATTACTGGCTATGATATTGAAGAACTGCCGCCCGGCGAAGAGGGGGTTTCTCCTGCAAATTATAATGAGCTGGAAAAGGCGATTATGCTTGATTTTGAAGAGGCCAGAAAAAAAGGCAAGGAAATACCTCAAGAAATTTTAGATGCTGGTGTCTCTAAAGAGGATATCCTCAATCCCGAAGCCGATCTCCAGTCCCTCGCCAAAAAGATCAAAGATCTAATTCAATCTGATTTGGAAACTAAAATTAGATACGATGTCCAGCAATCCAAAGGTGGCGAATTTACCAGCAAAACATTTACAAGCCCCCTTAAAGAGAGCAAAACTTATGATCGTTGGAAATTATTAGCAGGTATAAGATGAAAAGAAGCGAATTAAAAACAGTTTTGAAACCTTTGATCAAAGAATGTATCAAAGAAGTTATTTTGGAAGAAGGTATTTTATCTAATGTCATCTCTGAAGTTATTAAAGGAATGAGCGCAAATACAATCGTTGAACAAAAAACAGAACCAGTTCAACAAGAGCGCTTGTTTAATGTCTCAGACGCGCCAAAACCATCAAGAGTCAACGAATCAAGAAAGCATTTGATGGACTCTATTGGTAAAGGTGCGTACAATGGCGTGAATCTTTTTGAAGATGTTCGGCCAATAGCAGAGGCAGGATCTACTTCTGGACCTTCGCCTAATGCGCATGGACCTCTGTCTAGCCAAGATCCAAATGACCCAGGAGTGAACATAGGCGGCCTTATGAATTTGGCCGCAGACAACTGGAAGAAATTTTTATAGAAGGTAATCATGAAAAAACTTAATTTTTCGGTCAAGCTGAGACCAAGAGAATCAGCAGAAAAATTGATAAGACGCTTTATTAAGAAAGCAAAGAAAGAAAAGATTGTTGAGGAATATCGCTCCCGGCAAAGATATGAAAAACCCTCTGTCCGCAGAAAGCTAAAAAGCGAAAAAGCTCGCCGTCAACGTGAGAGAGATCTCGCAAAATTAAAAAAGAGACAAAATAGGAACAATAATAGAAATTGAAAACTATTTATTGTGTAGAGTAATTATCAAAGGAGTATCTTAATACCATGGCATGGAAATATTATAGTGTTGGTTTAAATAATGTCGGCTCGTATCAGGTCGCAGGCCGGCCCTATGTTACTGGTTCTGATGCGCTAGCGGTCAATACTGAAGTGCATTATCGTTTTGACAAAGTTACTAAGTCTGTTACCGTAATTAATTTTGGCAATGAAGATCTTTATATTCACTTTGCCCCAAAAGCGCTCGACAGAACAATAGACGGTCTTCATTATATTCCGCTAGATAGTGATGAAGACTCCATTACAATGAACGTGAAATGCAGTGATTTGTTCATTTCTCGTCCAAATGACGGAGGCGGAAACGGATCATTTAGGGTTATTGCCGAATTAACCAACATTACTGGCTCCTTGATGTATCCATTAACAGGCTCTGGCCTAACAACATAAGAGGGTTTAAAGATGGGATTTGGTAGTAGTGGATTTGGCAGTAGCCCTAGTAGTACTACGGCGCTTTCAAGTTCTGGGCCGCTAAATGTAGTTGGCGCCGTAACATTCGAAAGCACATTGAATGTCACCGGTGCAATTTCTGGTGCCGCCAACATTTATGGCATGAACTTTGTCACATCTGGATCTATGTCGGGCTCTAGTACTTTGGATATTGTTGGTGCTACAACGCTTGAGAGCACATTGAATGTTTCAGGAAACATTTTACAAGGACCATCAAAAAATCATATTTATGAATCAGTCAATATTCGTTTTGCGGATTCCACTGACGATACTGTTATTGTTCAATTATCAGAAAAAATACCAGCAGGGTCAGCTTTAACGAGAGCTGCGATGGTGGTTAAAACAGTTACGAATCTTGGCACTCACAACGTTAATCTCCGCCTGGGCAGCGTCTCTGCCCGGGCCGCTGACCATGACATCTCTTCTGAATCAATTGAAGTCTTAGGCGCTGGAGCTTCTAGTACAAGAGGGTCCAAAAACACAGGCGGCGCCGCAGATATGGACTTAACAGGATCAAAAGCAGTATGGATTAATCAAGATCTTGCCTTTATGAACGCTGATGTTTATCCTTATATTTGCAATGCTGGAACTGGCAATGGCACAACAAACTCAACAGCTGGAACCGTACTTGTTTATCTTGAGTGGATCGGACTAGACTAAGAGGGTTTCATAAATGGCTGATTTTTCATGGGCTTATATAAATTGTGACAATATTGCAGTAACTTCTTATACTGTTCCAACTGGTTCATTATTATATAGCCATGGCCACAAAGCAATAACTGGTAGTCAACGCTTTACGATTGATACGGGATCCGGCGATGCGTCTACTTGGGAAGTGAGACTGACAGGTAATTTAGATATTAGTGGTACGATTCGTTCTTACAAATTTGAAACCATTACATATGAAAGCACAAATTATCAAGGTTCAACTATTTTTGGTAATTCTTCGGCCGATACGCACCAATTCACTGGAAGCGTAAGCGTTCGGGATAACAAGTTGTTATTGACCGACACGGACGTAGCTCACGGCGTAACAAATATTGCCGCGACAGATGTTTATGGCCAATTTGAACCAATACATGCAACTTATGGCGGCTTGATGATCAATGGGTTATCAGACCAGGAAAGCGCCGGGGCCCGTTCCTTGGCTTTAAGAGGAGTTTGTAACGATACTCACACAGATACAGTTTCAACTGTTGAAATTATTGGAGCAAAAAGAAGCGGCGTGACCGTTCAAGCTCTCGCTGCAGCCGAAACCGTATTACAAGTTGCGAACCATACTACTACATTGATGACGGTACGTGGCAATGGCTTCGTCGGTATCGGCACAACGACTCCAACACACCTACTCACGGTTGATGGAGCCATATCGGGCTCTAGTACTTTGGATATCGTTGGTGCTACAACACTTGAAAGCACATTGAATGTCACTGGAGCTATCAGCACCGCTGCAGGAGTCACAGCTTCCGCAGGCGTAAGCTCGTCCTACGCGTTTGTTAATAATCTAGGAGTTAACCAGGGCGGAACAAAGAGCATTCAACTTGGAGGTGACGGCACGCTTGTAATTGCCGGCGGAGCAGCGGCCACAACTTGCTTGTCAGCCTCTGGCGATGTTAATGTAGTTGGTAAGGTGTATATAGAAAACACACTGCATGTCACTGGCGCCATCTCTGGCGCTGTTGGCATCACTGGCTCATCTTTAAAAATTAATGATGTTGGCTTTTGGAATGCTAATGGTAATTTAAGTACCGCTGGAGCTTGCGAGGCTTCATCTTTCAATACGGCCGCCGATACTATACAACTTAAAACCACTGGAGAAGTCTCAGGCTCTGGTCCTCTTAACATTGTTGGTGCTGCGACTTTGGAGAGCACATTGAATGTTACAGGTGCAATCACAACTGCCGCCGGCATAACAGCTTCTGTTGGTGTTAGCTCATCGTATGGCTTTCTTAACAATCTGGGGATTAATCAAGGTGGGACAAAGAGCATTCAGCTTGGTGGCGATGGTGTTGTAACAATAGCTGGAGGTGCCGCAGATACAACTTGCTTGTCAGCGTCCGGAGATGTTAACATTGTTGGCAAGGCTTATATTGAAAACATATTAAATGTCACTGGAGCTATCAGCACCGCTGCAGGAGTCACAGCTTCCGCAGGCGTAAGCTCGTCCTACGCGTTTGTTAATAATCTAGGAGTTAACCAGGGCGGAACA